AGTAATGTTTGACTTCACCATTTATATCCAAGTTTGATGTTAATTTATTCAAATCTAAATTAGAAAATAAAACATATAATGAATTGATACACTTTTTTTCAGCAAGACTTTCAATTTCATATTTACATTTTTGATGTAAGTGTTTGATACCTAAAATAGTTTTTTGAAAAACTATCGTGGATATCATTTTTCTAAAATCTTTATTTCTATACTGATACTTCATAATTTTTCTAAATTTTTTATTCTTTCTTTTAATTCAGATATTTCTTTATCCAATCTATCGATATGTTTTCTCATAAATTTTATAACATCACCTTCACTCCATTTACTACTCAACCTATTAAAAAAGTCATCTTTATAACTCATATTTCTAAAACATTTAATTTTTGATCATATAGCTTCATAATAAAACTACATAATAAAGCAATCCAAAGATTACCACCACTCATAATCAATCCAACCCAAAAAGCACTACACTTATAACACATAAAAGGTTTTTCAATAATAAACTTTATCAATTCATTTTTAATCTTAAAAAACTCAATAAATAAAGCCGATGGAATCGAAAAGAACGGCATTTCAACTATAAACCAACTTAATAAACATATTTTAACTATTAACATTATCATCTTATTTTCTTAATTTTTAACCAATTTTTCATATTTATATTAGGTCCATATAATTCTCTCATAGTCGGACCAACATCGTTACCTTTTAAACTCATATATTCCTTTTCAGTTAGATAAGGATTACCACCAGTAATAGTTTTTCTAAAACTTCTAGTATATAAATAACCACTATTTCTACTAACTCTTCTAAACCAACCATCACCTATCGGCTCCCAACCAAAAGGAGTATTTACTTTACAATTACTATTAAAAGTATTTTCACAAATTTCTTTTACCTGAGTCGGTTTATTACCACTTCTATAAATCGTAATTATCTCATAACATTTTACAGGAACTTTTATAACACAATTTTCAGTCTTTTTTTCTAACATAATAATTCTTAATAATAAATCCTCTAATTTTTTATTAGATTCAATATATAAATCCTCAGATAAATAACACTTACCATCTATCTCAAATCTTAAAGGTCCAATTTCCTTATTACAATCATTTCTTATTATCATTATAAACTATATAATTTTTTAAAACCAACATATATAAAGCTCCTATCGGCATTCCCATAAATAAACCAAATAATATATCAATCATTTCATTAAACCTTCTTTTTTTAAAATATCAAAAATCTTTTTCTTAGTTTTCTTAACAGATAAAAAAACAGAAACGTGATCTATTTTCATATCCTTTTCAGTATGTAATTTTTCTATACCTCTCAAAGTTAAAGGTTTTTTTAACTCACCAGTCTCATCACATATTCTTTCAAAATAATATAATCTAAATATATGAGCATCGTACCAGTGTATTCCCTTTAATATATCCTCAACTCTTTCAACAACCTTAATTTCATAATCATCAACATCTTTATCAACTATCCAATCCAATTCATAATCAAACATTTTATCTTTCCTATACTTTTTATAAAAAGGACTCGTCTTACTATTCCACTGATTATTCAAAATCACATAACACCAATTCCATATCTTACCCTCATCATATATCTTTTTTAATCTATCACCATCCTCCTCCAATAATATCAATAAAAACTCCTGCTTCAAATCATCAATATACATTTTATTACCACATATACTCGATAACATTTTATCTAGCTCTTTATTTTTAGCGACATAATCAACTATATCATTACTTAACATAAAAATTATCATTTAATTTTTTCATATTAGCCGCTCCTTCATATAATTCACTTTCAATTAAATCATTTAATAAATCTTCATAAAAACAAATAACATAATTCGTAATCAATAAAAACTTTTTAGTATCATCATCTAAAGTCTTTTCAATATATCTTAGATTCTTATTACATTCCATTATCAAAGTATCAACATCAGGATTTTTTAAAAAAGATAAATCTAACATAGCTTGACTTATATTTCTAATATAAAACCATAACCAATAATCATCTTCACTCATATTATCAATAAAATCCGGCAACCTAACCATCCTCTTTTTCCACTCATAGTCTAAACTCATTTTCCTTTCTTATTTTTTTTAAAGCCTCCTCCATCAAATCAGAGATCATATCTCTAACATACCAATTATCATCTTCACAATTCCAAGGACTAATTAAAGATTCTAACTCTATAATATCATCTAATATATCTTTATAAGTTTTTTCTTTTATTTCTGCTTCTTTTCTCATATTTTTTGTTTTTCTTTTTTATATATATTCTATATATTAATTATCTTTATCTCCCTCACCAAAAAGGATCCAATCTAAACCATTTTTTTCAATCTTTTTTTCTACTTTAGGGACTATATAAGATTTCATATAATTATTTTTCAATAATCTATTTTCATTTAATCTATAATCAAAAAACTTAGCATCTTCAATTCTAATTAATTTACAAAGTTTATTCTTTTTATCAACTCTAGATAAAACCGTATATTTATTAGCATATAATTTATCAGTACAATCTTCAGGTTTAATATCAGTAATATCCCAAAGATAAGTTCCTTCAGGACAAAAGTTAAGATAAAATATACTATACTCACCTTCTTTTAGATAAAGGTTTTTCTTAATTAAATCATTTAAATCAGAAACTTTCTTTTTTTCTAACATATAAGTATCATAAGATGAATATCTATATTTAATTTCAATAAATATAGTTTTTTTAATTTTAGTACCATCCATTATATTAAAAAAAGCATCATATAATTCATACTGATAATCAGTATAGTTTATATCATACTTAAATATAGTTGGATTCAAAATTTTAAGTTCTTTTAAGGATTCTCTACCTAAGAACTCGTTTTTTTCAAAATCATTAATAAATTTATAATTCATTTTTTTAAGTTAATTTTATAATATATATTAACTTAAAAAAACGACTTTTTTCCACTATGGATTTTTTATAGGATCATTTAATTTCCTTTTTATCAAATATCAAATCCTTATATCTAGATTGACAATAATTTAAAATCTTATCACTACAATCAGGTTTAACTATTATAGCATCGTGTATAGGAATCCCAAAATCACAAGGAAGATTCTCCAATATATCATCAATCCATATCTTACTTTCTATTCTCTGTAATAAAGAAGCCGAGTTTTTATAATTACCTCTTTTTAAACCTTTTAAAAACCTACTCACAACAGGGAAAATCCTATGTATATTAAAATCAGGAACATATCCATCACCATTTAACCAAAACATAAAAAGATCCTTAGCATCATCTCTACTTTCTAAATCTAACTCAGCCATAATATAATTATAAAAATCCAAACCATTTTCAAATATATAATTATAATCTTTATCAACTATCTTTCTTTTTTTCATCTCCAAATAAAGCAATCTCGGCTGACTACAAACAGCATCAATAACATAATATCCTTTAAAATCTTTTTTATAATTTCTTATAGCCGGATGATGACATCTCCTACCAAAAACATCACGCTTTATTTTAATCTCATATCCACACTCACTTAAACTACTACTTAATATATCATACCATCTTTTATTTCTATTAGTCATCAAATCAACATCAATTTCATAACCAGTCGTATCTATCAAAAATCTATAACTCATAGTAATTCCCATACTAGTATTATAATATTTTCTTTCTATACTTCCAAATAAATCATTAGGATCCTCAAAGTATCTAACCTTATACTCAATCAATCCTCTTTCTATAAAATGATCTATAATAGACTTATACCTTTTATTTATAGTCATTAAGTATTTAGCAGATATAGGAAACCATCCATTCTTATCAGCAAGAATAGACTTACTCCATAAAGCTCCATATATCTTTAAAGCATTTTTCTTTTTTGTCTTATTACCTATCTCTTCGATAATTAACTTTATCTTATCGTTTATTTCTATTTTCATTTTTCTAATGTGTCTTTTTTTTTTTAATAATATAATAATATATCATTATTACTCTTTCCCAGTTTTTATTATGTTTCTCACTTTTTTCAATAAGATAAAGTCTCTAAATTATGAATCTTTCTATATTCTATAAACTGACTAACTTCATCCATAATATCATTCTTATCATCTTTACTTACTTTACTAAAAGTAGTATCAACATAAATTTTTATACTCCTATAACTATAATTTCTTTTAACTAATTCTAAGGAGTTTTTTAAAGCTACTTTTTTCCAATCTATTCTCATAATATATCTTTTTTTTATTATCAGGTCTTTCCCTGTTGTCTTTTCTATATAATATATATAAAAAACATATCACTCCCTTTCGACTTTTTTTAACTTTTTTTTAACTTTTTTTTATTTTTTTTAATAAAAAACCCCGACTTACTTAATTTCAGTCAGGGCTTTTCACACATTAGAATAGAATTTTCTTACAAATTTAATTTCTTTTTTATACTTTTTCTTTTTTATCTTTCCATTTTTATAATTTTCATTAAGAAGCTTTAACCACTTCATTTTCTTTTCTTTCATTTTTATAATTTTTAATCAATTCATAAATAATTTCGCTATAACTCATCTTTTTATTCATATCAAACATAATAGAATCTAACTCATCTTTCAATTCAACTTTCATCATTATACTCTTGTATCTACCTTTATACTTATCCATCACACATAATAGTTTTTTTATATATATTATATTTAATTTCCTCCCATTTAACAAAATCTTTTAAATGACTATACATCTTTTCTAATTGATCTTTAGGTTTTAGATTATCAAAACCATCTTTAGGTAATGTCTCATAAAATAAAGTAATCATTTCAACATAAATTTCCATAATAGAAGCATAACCTTTTCTACTTTCAATCTTTTTAATAAATTTAATTATATCGTTTTTAACAACATCCATATCTTTATTTTTATTAATTCTATAATCTCTAGCACAATCATTACATATACTAGATGTATTCGGTTTTTTATCAATTCCACATTTCTGACAAATATCATAAATATACTTCTTATTATAAGAAGGATTTTTTTTCTTACACTCTAAACACATAGAATTTTTATTTTCTTTTTTATCAGAACCACATTTACTACATTTATTATACAAATATATTTTTTTCATTTTCATAATTTTATTTTTGATTCATATAATTCCACCAATCTTCGAAGTTTTCTATTTGATTTTCCATATTCTTTATTTATTTTTTTATTTATATATATTATATATAAAAAAGTTTAGTCTCCCTTTAGTATTTTTTCAATTTTTTTTAGCAATAAAAAAGACGCCATATAAAGCGTCTTATAAATATATTATATTATAATATATCATTATTACTGATTCCCACTTTTTACTCCAATATATAACTATACTCTATCAAAATATTTATATCATACGAAGCAGTCGCTGAAAACTTACCCTCTATTTGAGATCCTGTAGGAATTACACCCACTGAAAGTGTTTCACCCACCTCAAATCCTGAAACATCATCAACTACCAATTGATCAAAAGGATCAATCTCATTATATACAGCACCAATTATATTAATAACAGACGCAGTAAAACCAGTAGTATCACCAATTATTATATCACCTATAAAAAAATTCGCTCCATCATCCTCTAGAATCAATAATGTATTAGCACCATACTTTGATATAAGACCACTAGATTCAATTTTAATAATCAATTCTTCATCACTTATTAAAACATTTCGATAAGTATCCACTAATTGATCCGATTCGGATTCAATTAATTTAGAATATACTGAATAGGAAATTTCACTATTCAGTATATTTAATTGAAAAGGATTCAATATACTTCTATAAGAATTTCCACCTAAATTATATATATTTTTATTAGGAAGTCCAATAGTAATATCATTATCACTCCAATATGGAGATTGTCCAACCACATAATTCGGCTTTACATATATATTTTTGATCCAATATAATCTACCATCAACATAATTTTCAACCTCATTAAATAAAAATATATCTGTATCAGAATATAATTCAGTCGAGGTTAAAGTATATTGTAATATATCTGTACTATAATTCAAACTCATTTTTAATCATCTATTTTTTTTATTTCATCTTTTAAACTAGCCGTCCTCGTAATCATTTCCTTAAAAGAAATAAACATATTCTTTCCAGTAATATAAGTAAAATTCTCATCTATACTAACACCTTCAATAAATATCAAAGTCAAAGCCACTAATTTCGTAAATAATATATCTATATCAAAAATCAAAGATATAAACTCACCAAGCAACCAAGTATCTAAAACAAAAGCCGTAATTACCGCACCTTGATATAAAACCATTTTGGGGATTAAATTACCTAATTTCCTACTCGTAATCTTTTCACCTCTCTTCTTAGCCGCCCATACACCTAATATAGTATCACCTAAGATTAAAAGTCCAACCAAAAGTACCAAAGGTACAACCGGCAAGAAAAAGCTTCCCATACTAACTAAAAATGATTTTAAATATTTCATATCACCACCATAAATTTATATCATCCCATCTCGTAGGAGCAGGACATAGATTTCCAATCTGATTAGGAATAAACATACCCCAAAAATAAGTATCATTTTTAGGAAACTTTTCACTATATCCACTCACACCTTCCAAGTACTGAGGAAAAACAGATGTATTATCTCTTAAAAAATCACTTATCATTTCAGTATAGTATTCAGCCCAATCTCTTATACTAGATTTTAAATAATTAACTTCATTTAAATCACTAGGATTCGAATTATCAGAATTCTGTTTCGATAAAGCCTTATTCGTTAATTTATAATTACTCCATAAAATCCACTCATATATAGTCCAGTATTGTAAAGCCGGCTGAATATACTTTCTCAATAAATTAACCTCATCACTATTTAAATTACTATTCAATAATCCACTTTTTAATCTTTCATATAATTTCGTTCCTAAAACTCTACCAATATAAATATCCTGAGCCGGTTTTATAAAAGTCCTTAACTCATCATCATTAACATATCCTAAAGCAGGAGTATTGTCCTTAATATAATTTGTCTTAATAAAAATCGCTTCGCTAGCCATATCTTAACCCTCTATTTTTTTAATATCTATTTCATACTTCTTTATATTCAAAGGCTCAGCTCCGTTTATAGCACCAAGTTTATTTATCACCTTTTCAATAAATCCTTGTTTATAATTCACATAAACACTTTGAAAAATCTCCAATCCTTCTAACATCTCATTTTTTCCACCCAACTTTCCAGGAGTAGAAACACCAAATAATTCAGGACTAGTCACCTCATTAGCCGTAAATATATTCTGTCTTATCAAATCATTCAATTCACTATATCTACTATCAGTATCAGCCAGTGGAATAGGAGTCAATCTCGGCTCTTGATCCTTACCATTACTAAAAGTCAAAATAAATCTACCAGCATTAAAAGTACCAGTATATTTATTCTTAATTTCTTTATAAGCTCTTTCCATTTCATCAGGTGATGGAATCCCACTCGAAAAATTCAAAAGGAATCCAGCATTAAAACCATTCTGTATAGTAGCCCTATGAAAATTACTTATTTCCCACTCAGCAAGCACCCAATTTATACTAGAAAAATAACTAGGAATAGGATATATCATTTTCGAACCAGGCTGATATTCTTTAACATATAAAATCTGATTCTTATTTTCTAAGTATTTTCTAGAAAAACCTTGATATTTCTTAGGTTTTTCTTTTCTAACATTACTCCAATCATCACTTATCCAATAATAATTCGGTAATCCATTTTTATTATCATTTCCTTTATCAACTCTAACATTTTCAAAAGGAATATGATAAATCTCAGCGATTTTAGTACCATCATTACTCCATCTAACACCTAAACAAAAACCAGCATTCAACTCCAAATCAAAAGCAATCTTATATAAAATCTCATCTAAATCATCATCACAATAAATATTTTTCCATAATGATAAACCAGCATCGTCAATAGGTTTTTCCCAACCTTCACCAGCAACCATCTTAACCTTTCTATTTATTATAGTCTTATGAGTAATCGATTTCGTATGGAAAACATCAATTAAAAACTGAGGGAATTGATTATCCAATCCAAACTCAACCCAGTCTCTATACCCAGTCTCTCTTATCTGGGGCAAGTCAATATTATCACCTAAATTAATGATTCTAAAATTCATTTTATCATTACTCACCTCATCTATACTATTCTTAGCATTCATATCTTAATTTAATTTTTTTTATAATAGGAAAACAACAAACGAATATGTCGCCGAGCAACTCGATATACTATTTTCAGCCGTTACTTTCAACTCAAATAAACCAGTCCCTTCCGAAACCCACTCGTAATAAAAAGTTGATGTCGTCACCGTAATCAAATTACCATCACTATCAGGTACCGTCCAAGTATATAAAGTAGGATTCCAACTAGGTCCAGAAAAAGGATCCGTATCAAAAGCCCATAAATAAACACTATCACCCTGTAAAACAGCATCAATAGGATTAAAATCAACATTATTATCATATACTACCAAATTCAAATCATCACAAACAGATTCAGTCGGTCCAACAGGACTTTCATAATCACAATCAAAATAAACAAAAGTATCATTATCAGTAACATCAAAATAAACTTGAGGAGGACATATTTCATCATCTTCAATCTTAATCTCATTATCATATAATAAACTAGCCGAACCAAGATTCAAATTATACTGATATTCAGTCTCATAAATATTCAAAAAATAATTTCCAGGATCTAAGTCAAATCTACTTTGAGTCGCCGAAAAAGTCACTCCATTAACCCAATCAAATTTATTATATGATAAAGGCGCCGGTGATATATCATCACCCGTAAATAAAATCTTTTCCTTACTATTTTGATTAATCATTTCAAAGATATAATAAGGATTAACAAACTTTGACACCTTATTTAACCTAAAAACTACTGATGTTGTACCAACTTCCTTTATACTTTTCATACTTTCTATATATAATTTTCAACAAATATGTTTTTTAAAAATAAATAAACCCAACTAGATATAAAATCCAGTCGGGTTTATTGGCATTATGAAAAACAAAAATATCTTTTATTAAGATGTAATCAAACTTAACGCAAGTGCTTCCTCGATTTCATCAGCAGGCTCGAACTCTTTAAACTCCAAAGTAATAGTAAATCCAGCAAGATCACCCATAGCTTGTCCAGGTCCTGATGATCCAGCCGAAGCTCTACCACCATTAACTTTTCCAAACAAGAAATATCTACCATTTTGAGTCTTAACTATCGCTCTTACTCTAGCCTGAGTCAAAGCAAGAAACTGCTCTCTCGTAGCCGCATCCATTTTCTCCATTATCAAAGTAATAGTCTGTACATAATGGGCAGTACCATTAGCATTATCAAAAGCTCCTTCCTGAGAAGCAAGCGCTTGTTCCGTATATTGTTCGTATAGATAAAAACTCATAGTCGGTGACATACCAGTAATTATAGAAGCCGTACCAGTAGTATATGTAACACCAGTCTCAAAAGAAGCAAGCGCAATATACTCTACACCCCCAACTGAGTCTCGGCAACCTAAAGCGTAGCCCGAATTTATAACACAACTCATATTTTTTTAATTTTTTTTTATATTGATAGATGGTTGGATTTCTCCAACCATCTTTTTAATCAATTATTAAGCGTTGTAAAGTACAACAAATTCTGGAAAAGCAACCTGAGCTCCTTGTTTCCACTTAGATCTAAAATATACTTTATCGTCTTTTTGATGATAAAAAACTTCAAAAGTTTCATAATCATTCACCATATCAACACCCCAGTATAGGTTAGAAGCAGGAGTAGCAACGATTCTATTAGAAGCATTCAATCCTCTCACAGCAATAACATTAAAGTTAGTACCCAAATAACCATCGATTCTAAAATCTCCTTGGTTAGCGTCATAATGGAAATAATTAGCATCTCTTAACGCTTGAGTCAATAGCGTAAAGTTAGGATATGAAATATAAATATTCAAATTTTCCTCACCCAACGCATCAGTCGCATTAGTGTTAAAATCAGCGATAATCGAATCTATAATATCAATCGCAGTTGTCTTTGAAAAAGAAGCTGTAGTCGATGCGATATTCACAGAAGCAGAACCTGCTTGGAATTGTAAAACATCCAACACACCATCACACAAAGTCATCTGTCCTGTAGCCGATCCAGCTCCAGTAACATTATTACCTGATTTTGAACCTTTCCAGAAAAGATCTTCCGAAAGCGCTTGTATTTTTTTCACTTTATCTTCTACATAAAGTTGTTCAAAAGGAATCTCATCTTGATAAGATCCTCTTTTCATAGTTTTTCCAACCCAGTATTCTTCCAAATCCTGAAGACAAATATCTTCAAAAACCGTAATAGGGCAAGATATAATGTCTCTTTGTGACAAAGCAACAGAACCAGTCGCGCTGATTCCACAACCTCCAGCCTGAGCTGTCAATTCACTATTCATTAAATTCAAAGCCGACTTGTATTTAACATCTGGCTGAATAGAAATCCCAGTATCAATAGTCCTTCCTCTTAGCACCGCCTTACTAATTAACTCAGTAGCAAGTTCGTCAGTATATTTCGTTAGCGCCGATAAATCTATAACTCCACTCATAATTTTTATTTATTTTTTTTTATTTTTGATTCTTAATCAATTCTTTTTAATGTTTCTTGTAATTCTCTTAACCTTTCAGCCTTTGAACCACTTTTCTTGAAAGTCTCTGATTTTAAACCAGCCGCCTTAATTTCAACTTTATCTCCACCAGGCATTTTAGAAAATTCATCAACCAAAAATTCAGTAGCCTCAACTACTTTATTTAATTTTTCATTAATCAATTTTTCTTGGTTTTTTTCCATCTCTTTAAGTTTTTCTTCTAAAGCCTTAATTTTTTCTTTAAGGTCTTCTTCAACTTCTTCAACTTCTTCAACAACTTCCTCTTCCATTTCATCCTCTTTTTCCTCAGTTTCAATCTCAACTTCAACCTCAGGCTCAACATCCTCAGCAATTTTAATTTCAGTGATTTTTCCGTCCTCAGTAATAACTACCGTACCATCCTCTAATTCGTGCTCACCATCAGGAGCCGGAGTATTTTCACCATCTCCAACTACTAAAACTTCAGCACCAACTTCAAACTCATCACCAGGAGTCATAATCTTAACTCCATTTTTTAAAACCGCTTCAGAAAAAGTCTCTTTCGATTCCTCAGAACCAAAAACCAACTCTTTAACTTTTTCTATAATTTCATTTTTATTCATAAGAATATATTTAAATTTTTATTCGTTTCAATATCAATATATTAAAACGATGTTTTTTGTTTAATTTTGATATTATATCATTATTTGAGTATTTGAACTATAACACCATTTATTATTTCAAGGCCAACCTTTTCAATCATTTCAAAAGATGTCCAAACCCAATAAGTTCCATCAGCCATAGCCTTTGATAATAAACTATCCTCAAAAGCCTTTAAATTATTATCCAAAGGTTTTGGTTCTGTGAATAAACTTGATAATCCACTTTCTGTTTTATCAACCAACATATATTCAAAAAATAATTCACCTAAACCACCACCTGCTCCAGGAGGTCTATTAACTAAAGAAAGTTTTTCAATAGCCTTTTCAGCATTCAAAGTCAATTTCCCTTTATTATCAATTTTCAAATCATCACCTAACATATCCTCAGATAAAATCACAACTCTAGTTCCATCCTTTTTTATACCAACCAAAGGACCATACTCAAAATCTATTTCGTTTTTTCTATTCATTTTTTTTATTTATTTTTTGAAAACTAACTCAAGTGCTTCTTTTGATGTGGCACCTTCTTTAACGAGTTGTTTTACTTGTTTTAATTTTACTTGTAATTCAAAAATCTTTTTCATATCTTTATTTTATTTTTTTAAAGCCCTGCTGGAACATATTGTGCTTCTTCAAGTGAATAAGTGAAACCAGTTATCACTTCACCAGTCAAATCCTCCTCAGTATCAACTTGGATAAAAATTCTTCCTTCAGTTAATTCGTAACTATCAGCGAAACTAATTGCGTGATAATAAGAAAATGAAGGAGTTAAACCAAAATCAATGCTTCTTTCATAACTATACTTTATTTGAAAGAAAGATACATCCAACCCGAATTGAGTGCTTTGATAACCACTTTCACTATCAACTCCTTCACTTGAAAAGGCAGTTGTTGGATATGATAATCCACCGGCTTGTTCTACTGGTGGTGTCATTAAACCACTTACCGCAATGTTTTCTATTTCAAATGATGGTTGAAAAGGATTATTGATAATTGCTGTTTTATAAAAACCATCTAAGGCTCCTCCAATTTGTGAGCCTCCTTGTTCATCAATCACCAAAGATGCTGTGAAATAAGAAGCCGAACCAGCAAAGATTGCGTTCAAAGCCTCATCTACATCAACAAACTTGAAGTTTATTGTTTCACCACACTTGAAACTATCACAAGAAATTGAACCATTTCCAATTTGAACTTCATTTCCATTTTTATCAACCGATACTAACGGACCATCCTCGGCTCTAAGGATGTTTTTTCTTTCATTAATAAATCCCATTTTTTTTTTATTTTTTTTATTTATATATTATATTATATCATTATTACTCTTTCCCACTTTTTAATTATGTAATGGGATTTTATATAAAGTTCCATTTACTCTAACCTCTAAATATAAAACTGGACTCACTGATGCTGTACCAGCCGTATTCTTTTGAAAACCAAGATTAGCCGAACCTATAGCAATTTCACCATCACTCAACGGCTCAGCATAACCACCTAAAGCAATCGTATTATTCACACTCGTAATAGTTGGTCCCGATCCTACACCAATAAAAACATTATTATCACCATTAATATTATATTGATTCGCTATCGCTCCTATAACAACATTTCCATCACCATTTTCTAAAATCGCACCAGCTTCTTTACCAACTAAAACATTATTAGATCCACCGTTCATATCTCTACCAGCCTGTTCCCCCATCATAACATTTCCATCACCCGTATTCAATAAACTACCAGCCTCATTACCAAAAATCGTATTATTTACATTTTCCTCAACTCTCCAACCAGCTCTATAACCAACCAAAGTATTATTCGAACCAGTACTCAACAAATTACCAGCATCACGACCAATTAAAGTATTCCCCGATCCAACAACACCATCCTCACCAGTACCAAAACCAACAAATGTGTTTAATAAACCACTTGGATCAGTCCTCTCATTCAATTTAAATATTCCACTAGCAACATCTACTTTTCCAAAAGCTCCAAAATTTCCACCACCAGCGTTTATCTGTAATTGATTCACATCACCTCCAGGATTTGATCCACCACCACTAAAAGTAGCTGATAAAACCCCATTTTGAAAAATAAGATTATCACCAATCATATCACTATTAATATATGTAAAGAATTGTCCATTTAAATAACCTCTTAAACTTCCATACTCCAAATCAAAAATATTTTGTCTTCCTCTATAAGGCACCATATCATTTTTTTTATTTTTTTATAACTCAGAAACAATAAAATTATAGTTTTCACATATAATATCAGCCGTTCCAGTTTCGTTTTTAGTCCAAATTTCAACATAATCATTTTCACTCATCTCAACTAAACACTGAATCGCCGCTCCTTGTAACTTACCATTACTTCTTGTAATTAATTCCTGCTCACTACACGGGATTATAATCGATCCATTTTTATAAAAAGATAAATGAATCTCATTATTATTTCCACTCGATAAACTAACTATTCCTTCACACTTACATATTCTATTTCCATCCGTGTTTAATATCCTATTATCACTATGAACAAATCCATCTCTTGAAAATCCTTCAGTCGTCTCAACATTTAATTTATACCAAGTCCCAGAAGCAGTAATCCCAGTCGTAAAAGAATCACCAAACATAAAACAATTAATAAAAGCTCCACCAGTTAATTTCTTTTCATTATCATTCCATAATAAACCATCACCAACCATATTTGAATTAATATAAGTATATAAATTATCTTTAATATAACCTCTTAACTCACCATATTCTAAATCGAATATATTACTTCTACTTCTAAAAGGAGCGCTCATCTTAATATATCTTTTAATTTTTCCAAATCATTATTCAATAAAGCCTCTTTCATCTTATCAAATTTTTCATTTATCATATCTTCTCTATCAATTTGTTCTAATTTTCTCTGAGCCCACTCAACACCTTCATCACCACCCCAAGCAAGCCACATCAATCTACCACAACCATCACCTAAATCCTTATTACTATTTTGTCTATGTCTCTCAAAAGCCGCCATCCTTGATATAGTTTCTCGACTTATAGCCTCACCATTAGCAAGTTGATTCGCTCTAGCCTTTCCAACAGGAGTACCACAATCACCCCAACCATTTTCCTCAGCCCATCTTAAAGCAATCTTAGCATTCTCACTAGCCGCCTTAGGATAATCAGTATATGACTCAAAATCCTGCTTCGACATTTCAACCTTTTCCAACTCACTTATTAACTCAATAGAAAATCCTTGTAAAGAATCACTTTTTATATAATCTTTCCAAAACTTATCATCATCAATATAAACAGATCCAGCCCAACTTCCATCAGGGACTTCAAAACCAAAATCTACTTTAACCTTATCACTAACAATAAAATTCTCAACAACAAAAGCATTAACTCTATTATCTCCGTGTTGAAAATTTATATTTCTACCATACTGATTCTTATTAAACTTCTTAACTATCTTTTCAATAGTCGATTTTTCAAACATAGTATAATATTCACCCATACTAGGACTCCATCTATATATCAATTTATCAGGAACTATAAAAACGCCATAAAGCATTTTCTTATCTTTATTAGCAACAAAAGTCATTTTCTTTTGTTTATTCAATTTAATCCAATTTAACTCCATAGCCGGCTCATCAACCAAAGATATAAAATCAACACCAGTCATATCATCATCATCATTAACAACAACTTTATATATCGGTAACTTTTCCATAATTTCTTATATATTTTTTATAATTTCGTTTATTAACCAAATTCAGCACTTGTCTCAACAACAGCCACATTATTCTGAGTACCAGTAATATCAGTTTCAACAACATAAACCTGTTGAGGCTGATTAACAACCGGCGCTTGAACATTAGCACCAGCTATATTCGAAGCTCCACCAGCCGCTCCACTATTTATACCAAATTCAGGAGGTACTATATCACTAACTCCACTTTCACCAGCACTAGAAGATCCACTTAAAGACGATGAAACGCTCGAAGCAGCACCTCCACCACCAGCACCTCCGCTTTCAGGGAATTTCTGAGAAGCAATTATACCAATCTGAGCCGCTCCTAAACCAGCAATCACAGCCGCCATAACAGCTCCAGCTATCGGTCCTAATTGAAAAGCATTAACAACACCCTGAGCCGTCGCTATAATGGCCTGTACTATCTGTAAAGCCTTTTGTTGTTCAAAAGCCTTTTTCTGTTCCTTTCTTTCCTTTTTTCTATACTCTCTATCAATATTTTCCTTAGCAGTAGCCAGCTCCTCCTCAGTCAAAACACCTCTTTCATACTGAGCGTCCAAAGCCGCAATCCTTTCATCTCTTTCTCGATTAATCTGTTCTATTCTTTGATTACTTTGTTCCTGTAAAATCTGTCCAACACCACCTATAATAGAATTAATCGCTCCTAAAGCCGCTCCTATCGCTCCCAATAAACTATCTTCATCATCAGGATTATCTATCGCATTTTTAACACCATCTATAGCCTCACCAAAACCACTAGTAATATTCATCGCAGCCGAAGCAAGCGCGCCAGATATACCATCAGTCCCAACAAAAATCTCAGATATAGTCGATCCTAAATTTTTAAAACCTGTAGATATTTTTTCTATATCACTAAGTGATTCATCGGTCAGTTGTCTTTGTAATCCGAGTAATTTAATTTGTAAATCTATCCTCTCCTTTGAACCTTCTTTAAATAAATTCTTTTCCAATAAAAGATTTTGAATCCTTCTTATCTCATTTTCCTTTAGTTTCCTATTTAACTCATCCTCATCTTTTATTACACCATCAGTATATTCCTGATAAATTCTTAATTTTTCAGCAGCAAATTCAGTTTCAACAGAATTAACATAAATATCATTTAATCGTTTCTCCTCCTCTCTCGCTTTTCTTATAACCTCTAATCTTTCCTCCTCTAACTTCTTAGCCGCTTCTATTTTTTTCTTATCAGCTTCAACCCTAGCCTTTTCCTCATCAGCAATTCTTTTCTTTTCCTCAGCAGAAGCCTGTTTCGATATAGTATTTAATTCTCTTTGAATCTGTCTTTCTTGATTCAACCTTTCAGTTCTTTTTCTAGCAACATCAGCAATTAAACGAGCTTCCTCATCTAAATTTTCTTTATTCGATCTAGCAAAAGTATTTTATAGTGTCTGAGCCTCCGCCCTTAATTCTAAAACCTTAGTTTCCTCAACTAATAAAGTATTCTGTAAATCTCTCGCTTCTCTTAAAAATCCCGCCCTTTCACTAGCCGAAAATTGTTCTTCTTGTCTAGACTTCAATCTTAACTCAGCAATATCACCTTCCAACTTGGCTCTCTTAACCAATAAATCTCTTTCTAATTTATCAGCTTTAGCTCTTTTATCAGCAACTTCCGCGGCAGCATCACCTTCCTTTTTTAACTCATCAACAAATTCACCCGTTTTCTTTATAGCATTTTCAATCTTATCAGTAGCATTTTCAACACCAGTCGTGATTTTCAAAGCCGCATCGGCAGCCGTCTTACCAGCCTCTTTAAATTTCCCACTCAAAGCAAGCTCAATAGATTTTCCTAAAGCCGGAATCAACTCCAATATACCTTCAAATCTATTAACAATATTCTCCTTTAACGCATTACTAAAATCCTCTAAGGCTTTTTTTGGATTCCGAAAAGCCTTAATAATAATCTCTCCTAAATCAGCAAGTAAATCAATAAAATTATCAACAATCGAACCAGCAACCGTCATAATCTTATTCCACTTATTCTGTCCTTCCTCACTACTCGTAAAAGCAGCAGTCACCGCACCAATAGCGATTATCAAAAGACCTATACCAGTCGCAGCAATCGCCGCTCCCATACCTCTAAAACCTAAAGTAGCAGCATTTATAACTTTAGTCATCCCACTAAAAGCAGCGCTTATCTGTCCTATCGGTCCAGGAATCTTTGATAAATTATCATTAACAGAACCAAAGGATTTATCAGCAGTTTTCCCAGTATCAGCAATCTTTTCATTAAGATTTCCTATACTTTTCTCCGCATCAGATGTATCTAAAATTATTTTTTTTCTTATGTCAGCCATTATCTATTATATAATTATTTTATATCCATTTTAATTTACAAATCCAATTAATATTAGTACCAGCTTCACCAGTAACTCTTACTCTAACACTCGTACCACTAAAATCTATCGTAGATGTAGCAGTCGAAAAATCAGTCTTTTCAATTAAATCTATAGTACCAACCTGAAACAAAGTACCACCATCATTTCTTATAGCAGATGTAATCTTACCATAATATCCATTTGATCCGTCAGTCTGTATTCCAGTGATATATGCTTCAAAAAATTTCATATTATTTGAACCAACCCAACTATAAGTAGCAATATCAGTAATCGTAGCATCACTTGTCGAAACACTATAACCTTGAAATCTTAATCCTTCTATACCAACATAACCTAAACCAGATGATATATCAACATAGTTTTCACCAACAACTAAAGTTTCTGTTTCACTTATTCTTATACTATTACTAGCATCAGCACTTAATAAAATAAAACTATTATTCATTAATATACTACTAGATCCATCAGCAGATGTAATTTCATCACCAACACTCATAATTATATCACTACCACCAGTAGTATTACCAACAACTAAAACATCAGATAAAGATGGCGTTACACCACTCACCGTTCCACCAAAAGAAAACTCATTTATATTCGATCCAATCCTTATAAACGCCTTATTATTCAACTCATCAACACCTATCTCACTTAAAGCAAGATCACTTTTAGTCCAACTACCACTCGCTCCAAAAGGAAGTGTAAAATCCTCCTGACTAGGAATCGAAAAAGTCGAACCATCAGTCACCGTATGATGACTTATTCTACTAAACTGACTTATTATACTCATATTTTTAAATATATTTTTTATTCATATGTTTTTATATCACAAAGTCATAACCACCAGATAAAAGATTCTCTATCGTATGACTACCTAAAGGTCTAACCTCATCTCGACCACCAGATATAAAATTTTCAACTTTATTTTCAGGAAAAGCACTTAAAACCTCATCTCGACCAGCACCAACAAAATTACTTACTTTTATCATAGGCTGTCCTATCATCACTCTATCACTTTCTCTCAAAGTATTATTAACACCACCTATAACAACAGAATTTTTAATATTCAAATCTATCTTATTACCAGCACCACCTATAACAACAGAATTAGTCGCAGACTTTCCAATAAAATTATTCTCACCACCCAATATAACAGCATTATTACTACTCACTATATAATGATTATTACCACCAACAACAGCCGATAAAAAAGAATTAGCACCAATTCTATTATCATCTCCATATATGAATCCATTTGTAAAATATCCCATTTCATTTGAATCCCCAAAAATAAAAACTCCTCCTATTTCTCTACTAGTATTTCCCTTTCCAACCAATATACCCTTATCAGTATATGGTCTATTCGGTCTTGATATAATTACACCATCCATCGGCTTTATAAAAGTATCAACAACATCTCCTTTAATAACCTTTAAATCTATCTCTTTTATTTTCAATAATTCAACTTTATAAGATCCACTTCTAACAGGATTATACTCTATCTTATTCAATCTAAAATAACCACCAGTCGAGGATGACAACCTATCAACAAATATAATATCATTAAAACTTAAACTATTCAAATCTAACGCATCTAAATAAAAATTAGCCGTAATCAATCTACTATCTTTATCAACAATTTCCTCGATCATTTTTCGATGATAAACATTATATAAATTATTATTCGTAATTTGATTACCAGGATAATATAAAACTTTTGTAATCCCAAAATTAATATCACTAGAAGCCTGAGTAGGATGATTAAAATGGCCCGCATAAGGATATGTATTCAAAGTATTACCATCTAACTTCCAAAATCCATTATCAGGCACCGATATACTCTGCGTTCCTCTCTGTAAAATTCTTATACCACCAATTATATTATTTGTAGTATCACCATTATCTTTATCTAAATATCTAGGAATTAACATCCTAAGATCAAATGAAGCGTAACTACAAACCGAAGGGCTGAATATAATTTCAGTTTTTTCCTCACCTTTAATAAAATCATTATCAATTTCTTTAATATATTGACCCCATATCTCATTATGACTATTAAAATAAACATCATTATAATAATCCTTTGAATCCTTTTTATATGTATATAGAATATCCTTACTTCTCAACTCACCCAATATCTGTTGTCTTACTTCTTTCGATATATCTAACTTTCTACTCCAATCTTTAACAACACCTTTCGCATAATAATCATCTCTCGTCTCAATTATCAAATTCTTAGGATTATTCTTATCAATATCAACATATAAATTAAACATCTTTAATATAGATGAAACAAAGTCACTCTTTTTAATCTTAGGAGTCAAAACCCTCGACATATCTATATCTTGTCCTGAAAATAAAACAGATTCTATATCAGTCGTAATATAAGATCCTTCCATAACTTCAAAAACATTCTCACCATTTAATATATTTTCGACTCTAACATAATTATTCATAAAACTTTCAACAAAAAAAGTATCAATTTCAACCCAAACTTTTTCACCAGGATATAAAGGCGCTAGTCCAGTAGCAGATCCATCCAAAACTATCGACTGAATCTGTTTTTTATATCTCACATAATCAACCGTTTCATCAATAATATCATCATTAGTAAAAAATGGGACTATATTATAAGTATTACCATTACCAAAAGGAACAGAACCAGCCTCATTTGTCAAAAAAACATAACTACCCTGTATCACAGGCTCTCCTATATTAACCACCTCAGCATTAGCAATAGGAATTTCAAAACCATTAGGAGCAGGATTTCCAGTAATAGGATTAAACTCTCTTAGTATTCTAAAAATAATATCACCACCTAATTTTCTACCAACCTGCGGAAAAGGATATACTGATGGAATATCCTCCTCACTTTTTCCTTGAAATAGTTTATTTATTTTAATATCTAAATTAACACCAAACTTTATATAAAAAGTCTGGGATGGCTGCGTATATTCAAAATTAGTAACATCCCAATAACCAGATGGATCACCAAAAGGAGATAAATCATTTGAAAATCTCATAGTAGGATCATAATCAGGAGTACCAGTATCACTCATTAAAAACGCATAATCAAATGGCTGAGAAGCAACATTTGATAATGGGTTACATACATAAGAACCAGTCAAACCAATATAAATTCTATTATTGAAAATCCACTCAGGCGTCGGTCCTGTTTCAGGAGCACCATATGGAATTATCAAATTTTCAAAAATCTCACTATCAAAAAAATCTGATTCATATGTAAATCCAGATTCATTAAATAATTTTTCCATAATATACTTAACATATATACCCGGTCTCATCTTTTCAATTTCTAAACCATCATTATTAACTAGCTGTAAATTATCTAAATTATTATTATAATCAATCAAAGGATAATAATATCCATAAGTCCAATATTTATCCCAACTATCAGATATATTAACATAATTATATGTATGATTCAATTCACTAAAATCCAAATCACTTATATATCCACCACTTAAAGTTTCAAAAAAAGTATCATTATCTCCTAAAATTACACACTCATAATTAAAGTGTATATTATCACCACTCTTAATATTTCTTAATTGAAAAAATCCTTCGAAAACTTGTATAGTATCATTTAAAACATAACACCTAACTTTTTTATTAGCATTAAAATCAGATAAATTATGAACATCAAAAATAAAATTAAATAATTGACTATTATTAACCGTATGAGGAATATTCAAAGTCTTAGTAAAAGATGAATTCCTTTTCGATATATCTTTAACATCAGCAATATTATATGTAATAGGAAAACTTATATTTTCTCCTAAATCAACCTTTCTCCAATCTCCATCAAAGTAAATAAATAATTCTGTCTTATTCATAATCTATATTATATTTTATATTATATCACTATTACTCTTTCCCACTTTTTAAACATTTGATATAATATCAAAAGCCTTTCTATACTTCAAAGTATATTGTACCAATTGATCATTCAAAGTACTTTTTAACTCCCAACTATTATCAGTAATTATAACAGGTAATAAATCCGTACCATCAATCATATATACTTCAGGGCTTTCAACCAATTCCCTTATAAATAAAGCTTCATCATCACTTAAATAATCAGTATTAATTTCCCACTCCTCACTTATCTTTTGTCCTACAACTTCCATACCTCTATCACCTATATTATAATTATATTGTAAAACTCTTTGTATCATATCTCTCTTAATCTCACTCCTATACTTACTCACTAAATTAAAAGTCCAATAATCTATACCTCCTAACTTATTCAAAAAAGCAAGCCTCACCAAGTCATATTCTCTATATTGCTTTTCAATTTTAAATTCTCTTTTATCACTTATTCTAAACCTACCTTCATTAACAAAACAAGCACCAATTCCAGCAGCCTGTATTTGAGTACCATTAAAACTCTGTATCAGAATCCAAAAATCAGTCGAAGCAGCCGTAAATGTTAAACTATACACACCATCTATAGGATCAGTAGCAACTAAGTATTGATTAATAGAATCACCAATAGATATATTAGCACCTACATAAGGCGATCCAAAGGAAAATAATGTAATAACAACCGTATATACTTCACCAATAGTCAAAACTCCAGTCTGTTCCAATATACCAGTATTTAAAGTAGATAATAGAGTTCCACCATATATAAACCCACTTCCCAAAAAAGTCATAGTAACACCAGTCGAAAAAGTCGCACTCCAACTTCCTCCACCAGGAGTCGTAAATAAAGGATTATCAACAACATTAGGTCCAACACCTTCCAAATAACACTCATAAGTATCAGTATCATCATCTATAATAGAATATGTCGCAAGATTACTCGTACCACAACCAACATCAAATCTTATCGTACCTTCCGCCTCATTAGGATCAAATAAAATCAATTCCGTATTCTGTAAAACACCACCATCAAAAGTATTAACTCTTAAACCCCAATTAGCAATCTCACTAGGTCCAGGAAAAGAACCAGTATTTTCAAACTCCTCGACGGATGATGTCGAAGCAATAAAACTTAAAGTCTCCCACTCACTATACTCACCATCTTTAAAGTATATCGGTTTTTCACCTTCATAACTAGTCAAAAATTTCTCATAAGAAGCCGTAGCATTATCAACAACAAATTCACTTTCAAAGTCTCTATTAATTTCCTCATATTGTCTCACCCCATTAAAAACACAATTAACACCACTCGTCTCAACATTTTTTCTAACTAAATTAATTATAGAACCAGGCTCTATCACCGTAGATGATCCAAAAGGTTTATCTAAAACAACCGTCATAACACCAGTAGGGCTTCCACCAACAGATCCTCCACTTTGAGTCGCAGTAACCGAAGCCGTACCATTATAATATTCATTAACAGATATATCATCTTTATCAACCGTAATAATATCACCAACTCGTATATCAACAGAAGTTTCAAAAACCAATCCTAAAGATCCACCAATAAAATTAGTATCTCCAAAAGTCAAACCAGGATTATACTGCTCCCCAAATCTTATATTATAAAAAGATAAACTCTGAGTCGCTTTAACAAAATCCTCAATAAAAGGAGTAATATTATAAGTCACCAAATCCTTCATTACATAATGAACCGAAAAAACACAATTACCCCCAGTCCTAGGATAAGTAGTCACCGTAGTCTGATAATCATTAACATTATCCCACTCCTCACCAGTATATACTTCAAAAATATACTTATAATTATCTAAACTAGAATTCGTAGCACTTACTTCCCAAGCAATCGTATTTTGATAAGAAGGCTCATAAAATTCCGGTCCATTTATTATATCAATTAACGCCATTTCTTTTTTATTCTTTTTTTATCTGAGTCCTAAGGCTCTACTTATTTTTTCCTCCAACTCCTTTTCAATTATACTTTCTAAATATCTTTCAGCCTCCTCCTCGATTACTTTCACAAAAAATTCACGCGGCTCAATATATCTCGTACCTTCATCAACATACTTTCCATAGTCTATCATTTCAAATTCAATAGTATATTCACCACCTCTTTCATTAACTCTAAAATCTATACTATCTCTTAAAGCTCCTGTCCTTACAGCCCCAACACTATTTATCTTATCAACTATCTTATCAACCGTATCTCTACCAAATTTATCTAAAATATCACCTAAATCAATTCTTTCTCTCGCCATCTATTTCACATCTTTTTATCGGAATCTATTCTATTTATTTTTCAGTATAACCTTCTCGTATATCACCATAAAATCTTTCAACAAGATACTCGTTGCCATTAAAATCATAATATACTATGTTCTGTCTTAATTCAATAGAACCATCAACAACAATTTCAACATCTATAATTTCATATTCTCCTAACATAATTTATATTTTTATTTTTGCGTTTATTCTATGTCTTACAACTTTTGGGTCTGTTATCCAAGTCGGAGTATCCAATTTAATATATAATTGATCTTCATCATTAACAATTAAAGGAGTAGATAAAACATAATTTATATAACTATCATCATCGTATAGTTGATTATTTGTAATTACCGAGCAAGAACCAGTA